TCCAGGGGCATCTCCACCACTGGTTAAAACAGCAATACGTTTCATTTCGATATTTGCTCCTTTTTTTCTTTTACATTCTTAATGATTATAACACAAAGAGGCTCAAATTTCTCCTATTTTCCGTAGATTTTATCGATAAATCGTTTTCATAGCAATACTTGCCAAATCATTTTCTAACTTCTCGTTTTTCTGGACGGAAACTCCTTTTAATTGGATGGTCTTTTTCTCCTCTTCATAGCGAATAACAACAGGATAGGGACCCGGATAGGCTTTTAAAATATCTAAAACTGCCCGGTCCTCTTGGTGATCAAACAATTGAATCCAAAAACGCTGATTGGTAGCTTCTTCTGCTTCCATCAAAATCATTTGGAGTCGACCATCTCTAGACTTTATTTTCCCCTTGAGATAGTAATAGCCCTTCTCTCTTATTTTTGAACTATACTGGCGATAAGTTTCCGGAAAAAGAGTGACATCCATCTTCTTTTGGAGATCGGAAACTTGTAGAAAGGCCATATTTTCCCCATTTTTTGTTCGAATCGTCCGGATTGATTGGAGTTCGACTAGGATGGTGGCCTGTTCTCCTTCGCTTAAAGAAGCGATCGGCCGTACTGGTTGGCTACTTGCGGCTAGAATTTCCACCAGAGGATGAGGACTGAGACCGACCCCTATGACCCTTTGCTCCATTTCATACTTCTCAGCCTTGCTGTAGTCCTCGGCATCCATCCAGGAATAATTAGCTTCGCCAAATAAACTACCCAACTCATCTGCAAAAACAAATAGATTAGGAAGGTTCTGAAGGACTTTTCTTCGATTCTTTTCAAAGCAGTCAAACAAGCCCAATTCTACCAGTGGCGTTAAAAGAGGAAGTTTGTGGTACTGACTGGGCAAGCGCAAGATAAAATCTTCAATACTCTCAAACGGACGTTGGTCAATAATCCAAAAGGCTAGATCTTTTGGAAGACCTTTGATATTCTTCATTCCTAGATAAATCTTCTGATCTTGGAACTTATCTTTATAAGGAATGGTATTAATGGTCAAAGGAGCCACTTGGAAGTTGAATTGCAATGCATCGGTCAAGTAATCACTGCTAGAATAGTTGAGCATAATGTCAAAGAAGACATCTGGATAATGGACTTTAAAGTAGGCCAATTGGAAGGCCAGGGCTGAGTAAGCATAGGCATGGGAACGATTAAAGCCATAGCCAGCAAATTTTTCCATAATGGAAAACACTTGCTTGGCTTTTTCTGCACTATGTCCAAGAGCGATAGCCCCTTTGATAAAGTCATCTTCCATCCGATGCATTTCTGCAACGTTCTTTTTCCCCATGGCTCGTCTGAGGATATCGGCTTTTCCTAGACTAAAGCCAGCAAAGGTCTGGGCCACCTGCATGACTTGCTCCTGATAGAGCATGATGCCATAAGTTGGTGCTAGAATCTCTTCCAAACTAGGATCGATCATATCGACCTTTTCCTTGCCGTGCTTGCGTTTAACGAAATTATCAATATAGTCACTAGCTCCTGGCCGGTTCAAGGAAGTCGTCGCAACAATTTCTTCAAAACAGCTAGGTTGAACTCGTCTCAGCAAACGAATAGCTCCCGCTTGCTCAAACTGGAAGATACCCTTGGTATTGCCAGCAGCAAATAAAGCAATTGTTTCTGGATCTTCTAGAGGAATGTCCTCGATTTTAATATCCTTTTGATATTTTTCCTTCACTGCTTCCTGCATCCGTTGAGCAAAGGTCAAATTTCGTAGTCCTAAGAAGTCCATCTTGAGCAAGCCATTAGCTTCAACACCATGGGCATCATATTGGGTCAGATTCATCTCCTCACCCATCTTGATCGGAATTTGATTGGTGAGGTCCTCTCCACTCATGACAACGCCTGCCGCATGAATCGACGTCTGACGCGGTTGCCCTTCAATCCTCTTCGCAATTTCAAATCCTTTACGGTATTCTGGGCGACTTTGAATGGCTTGACGAAATGCTAAATTCTTTTCATAAGCAGAGGATAAGGTATCCCGCAAGCCGATCCGCTTGGTGAGGTTGGTTAACTCATATTCTGGGGTCCCAAATCTCTTAAAAACATCCCGAATGGCTTGCTTGGCCCCAAAAGTTGAGAAGGTCACAATTTGAGCCACGTGAGGACTGCGGTAGCGATTTTTAACATACTGGATAAATTTGGGACGATAGACATCTGGAATATCAATATCAATATCTGGCATTGTATAGCGCTCTAAGTTCAAAAAACGCTCAAAGAGAAGATTGTTCTTGACTGGATCAATCCCTGTAATATCCAAGGCATAGGCTACTAGACTACCAACTGCTGATCCACGTCCCATCCCCATATAGTAACCCTGACTTCGACCAAAGCGTAATAAATCCCAGACAATCAAGAAGTAGTCATCAAAGCCCATCTGATGGATGACAGCCAATTCATGACGCAAACGCTCTTGGTAAACCGCCTGGTTCAGCCCCTTGGCTCTCAAGCCTTCTTCAGCCAATTCACGTAATTCCTCGACTGCAGGCTTCTCTGGATTAAAGCGGGGAAGTTTTAATTGCGTATCAATCTCATAATGAACGGCCGCAAGAGTCTTCTCTAGATAAGGAATACTATCCGGAAAATTATGTGAAAATGCCCGCTCCAACTCTTCAGGTGACAGGAACATCATAGAGGTGTCAATAGCTCCTACTTCCTTCAGACTGCAATTATTACGAATGGCGTGAAGCATCTGAAGACTCTCCAAATCACTCGTAGAAAAATATCGGACCGTATGGAGTGGGAAAACAGGACGAGAAAAATGTTTCGCTGGAGTATCCGGAAAGACACCAATCGCAAAGTCTTGGCCTAAGTCTAAATACTCAATCCCTTCAAAATAGGGAACGATGATGGCTATATCATCCAATAAGTGTTGAAAGGCTGACCAATCTGTTGTCCCCATCATTTTCATGCTGGAAATTTTAATTAAGTGTTTGTAGCCTTTGGTTCCTAATGCAACCAAACGGATAGACAAAGGACCCACCGGTATCTCGACTTCCAAATCAAGACCTAGGACAGCCCCCATACCAGCTTTTTGACACTCTTCTAAAAACTCGTAAGCCCCATATAAATTATCGATGTCCATGAGACCAATTTGTTGGTAACCCATTTCTTTGGCACGATGAATATAGTCTCGAATAGAGACTAAACTGTCCATAAAGGTGTAGACTGATTTTGTGTCCAGCTGTGTAATCACCTTGTTCTCCTTTTCATCCGTTCTTTCCTTCTATTATACAGGAAATCCGGCAAAGAAGACACTCTTACCCATTGCCAATCCTGCCTAACAAAAAAAACAGACCGACAGATCTGCTTTTCTTTCTTATACGGAAGACATGGGATTCGAACCCACGCACGCTGTTACACGCCTACCGCGTTTCCAACACGGCCTCTTAAGCCTCTTGAGTAATCTTCCAAACTAGTAACCATTATACGGAAAAGCGCTCCTTCTGTCAACAAAAAATTTAGGAATCGCTCACAAGATATCATTGGTTGATAGATTTTAAAGAAACAAAAACGACAAGGGATTTGTCGTTTGCATATATAAAATGGATATCGTTCAGGTCGTTGAAAAAACGAATCCCACGACTGCTAAAACTATCAAATTCATTTCGGATGATTCCATCAGCTTTGAGGACTTTCTCCTCATCTGCATAGATTAGAACGCCCATGCTTGCTAAGAAATCATTTCCTTTTTGAAGTAGGCTGGTGATGTTCTTGTAAGCGGAGATTTGCTTCTGTACACTATTTAGTTGCCCTTGCGATTCTTCAATCGCTCGAGTCAATTCATCGTACTGAGCAGATTTCTTATCAACCTCTTCACGCTCTTCCATTGCTTTCACGGATTTGGAGAGTTTCTTATTCTTTTCTAGCAATTGCTTGTTTAGGTCCTGTGTGGCTCTGTAATCGTCTGGGATGACTTCCTTGATAGTTTCCTTGACTTCGACCTTGGCAGATTTGATTCTTTCGTTTTCAGCCTGTAGACGCTTGTTTGCAAGCTTTCTGAGGTTGAGTTTCTTCTTGACTTCCTTCAGCTCTCGCACCGTTGGATTGTCACCATCTTCGATGCGTTGGATCTGCTCCTCTCGCTCTTCTTCTGGAAGAGTTGCGATGAGGTAAAGTGCGGTTCTACCTAAATTACTCAACGTTGAGTAATTTGGAAGTTCTTTTGCAACCTTCATCATTCTGTTCACCTCTGACCAATTAAGATTGATCTTATTCAATCATTCCATAAATTTACCATGGGCCAGATCATTCTCTTTCACATGGTTCAATCGTCTGCCGATTTCCCAAATCGACTGGCCAGCTATTTGCTTGTGATGGCTGATTTCAAGTTCTATCTGAGATAGATTATTTGATAAAGTAATTTCGTTCACACGCTTTTTCCTTTCTGAATTTGATATAATAAAGATAATAAATCAATCGGAGAAACCATTATGTTAATGAAAGCAAAATATGATAATTCTGCGTATGCTGATGTAGACGTAACTGTGACAGATGTTTGTCCTAATTGCGGTAGAGGGATAGAGCCTATCTTAAAAGATTCATCGTTTTACAAAGATGAATACGACCACATCTTATTCCTAACTTTATTTTGTAACTCTTGTAAATATGGATGGGTAGATTCTTACAATTATCTAAACGAATATGGAAGTACCTATCCACGAAACTTACATCACTATAAAGAGCAGCCATCTGAATTCCCTAAAGAAATTTCTAATCTTTCTCCTCAAGGTGTCAAAACATATACTCAGTCTTTGCAAGCTGAAGCAGACGGTTACGACACTTTAGTTGGTATCGGCCTTAGAAAATCGCTTGAGTTTATCATTAAGGATTTCTTAATCCAAAAATTCCCTGAAAAGGCAGATGAGATTAAGAAAAAATTTTTAGGACAAGTCATTATAGAATATATTGATGATCAAATTTTACAAAAGCTTGCTCAGGCCACTTCGTGGATTGGTAACGATGAAACTCACTACGTCCGAAGACACACAGATAAAGATTTACAAGATTTAAAAAAATTTTTAAATGCTACCATTCGCTATATCGAATATCAGCTAACTATTCTGGATGCTCAGAATCTTGTAGACCCTCTTTAGTCAATTTAAATTCCAACTCATCCAGTTTTTCTGCAATATACGTCACAGTCCTCAGTATTTCATTGAGGGCTGTTCTTTCTAGTTCGTTCATTCTTTTCTCCTACTCCTCAAATTTTTCCCATGACTAATTAATTCGCAATTTTTTGTTAATACGAAGTTTCAAGTCATCGCTTCCTTTTCCATCTTTTAGCAGCTATGTGATAGCTGATGGACTAACACCTACAACAATGGACAAGTCCGTCTGTGACCATCCACGTTTTTCAATTCGCTCTTTTACAAGCTCAATCCATTCACGATGTTGTTGGCTCATGTTTATCCTACTTTTTTTAATAGAGTTAAAGAGTTAGTAAATTATTTTATAAAGCTCTTGAAAATTTTAAATAAATAATTTAAAATGAAAGCGTAATAAAAAGAATGATAAAATACTATATCTATCAGTTTTCTTGCTCGCCAAAGCTATTTTATATTTAGATAAGTTTTAACTTCGTTTTTTACTAACTCATTAACTTTACAAAAACTATTTTAAATCATTCATTTATTTTCGCCAAAAATTTTAAATAAATAATTTAAATATTTTTTGTCGATCTCTCAGAAAGGTTGATAAATCAATGTTTCCAACATTTGAAAAAGTTAGAGAATTGGCTCGAAAAAAGGGTTTATCTCTAAATCAAGTTGAAGAAAAATTGGGATATAGCAAAAATACACTTTATTCCTTAAAACGACAAAAAGTAAGTTCTGAGCGATTACAAGAAATCGCTGACTACTTCAATGTGTCCACCGACTACTTATTAGGGCGCACTGATAATCCAAAAATTGCAACAGACGGTGATGCTTCTGCACCGCTTGACCTTCGAGACATTGCTGCGCAATCTATGTTGTTCGATGGTAAACCACTTACTGAAGAAGATATTGATTTTATTACAGCGGTCTTGGAGGCACACTTAAAAAATAAATAGAGGTGCATTTATGACTGTAAAAGAGCTTTGCGCCCTCGAGGGTGTAATTCTATGCTATTTTGACGGGAGCGGATGGCACAGTCCAGGCTTCTTCAATCCAGCATTAAAGGTTCTCGCTCTGGATATTAATTTATCAGAAAAAGACCAAAAGCAAGCGGCCTTGCATGAGTTAGGCCACAAGGACCACACAAAGACTCAATACGAACTAAATAGAGAATTGTGTGAATTACAAGCCGACCGCAGCATGATCCATCATCTACTGGAAGAAGAATTGAAAACCATGGATGACGTGTCAGAATTTAATTAAATCCATTTTATGGAACGATATAATTTAAAAACCATTGCTAATGAGTCGATGGTAATAGAAGAATATAAGGTGTTTGTGGAGGAAAAGGGTTATTTTTATGAAAATAGGAGTTAGAAAACCAAACCTTTCGAAAAGTCTCAAGGCAAGAACTACCTCAAATTTGAAAAGAAAAGTGAAGAAAGCTATTATTCCGACTTATGGGCAGAAAGGCACTGGAATTATTAAAGATCCAAAACGTGCTATTTACAACAAAGTATACAACCAAACTACTGTTGATGCTTTGGGAAGCATAAAAAAGGGACGATCACAGAAACAAAATCAAGCGATTAATACACCAGTTGATAAAAAAATCCACCCTGCCTCTTCATGGTATTTTCCGGTGGGGTTGCTTGCATTATGCACCCTTTTGTATTTCATAATAAATCCTACAATTGGATTTATTCTTTTGTGTTTGACTATTGTTTTATATATTGTAAACATCAAAAATAATCCTTTCAAAACAAAAAAAGATATCCAAGAAGCCTTTGACAAAATTCAGAAATATGAAGAATAAACTTCGAAATAGAGAAGTTATGAACAATGTTAGTTGAATCCTTTAGCATAAATAAGCGATATTTTTAACGAAAGGATAATAGATGAGTTTCATACAGAAAATTTTTAATCATTTCAAGCAAACTGCTACTACTTCTGAAACTAATTTGAGGAAATGTGAAGATGATACATTACAAATTGGTGATATCATTCTTTTGCATTGGATTGATACTAACAATGGAGATTTTTTCCCATCATATTTTGAACATGAATATCAAATCAACCCTCAACTTCATAGAAATAAATTAATCCGACTGGGATTGCTGACATTTCAAAAATCAGAAAAAAGTTTATCGAAGCTTAAAGTCGCAGAGTTAAAAGAAATTTTAAAAGTGAAGTCTTTGCCAGTTGGTGGAAAAAAATATGACCTTGTACAAAGAATTATGAATAATTTTGATCTGCTAGAAGATAGTATCCCTTCGTCGATTTGTACCACGAATGTAGGACAGCAGATTTTATTTGAGTATGAAGGTCTTATTAAAGCACACAAGGATCCATATATATCGGCATTTGAATACATGGAATACTCTGGAAATGACCCTTACCTTTCATATGACATCGCTAAAATTAAAATTTTGAATGACCGGATTAATAGCAATATCAACGCTAAATTATTCGGCCTTGTCAGAAACGACTGCCATGCTTTTGGTTGCTTCTTTCTAGATAAGAAAGATTATAAGTTGGCATTGAAATATTTTATCGAAACCATGTTATTTGATTGTTCTGGTCTTGGTAATAGTTATGAATATATTCAAGGTCCTGTTTATATACCACCTATGACAAATAGTTATATCGTTACAAATATCCGCAATATAGCAGAAGAGTGCGACCTAGATGACTATAATTCCGCATTTGATCTTGCAAAAAAAGAAATCAAAAGCTTGAAGAAAAAAATGTTTCTTACAGAAAGTGACTTTAACTTTATTAAAAATAACCTTCTGACAGAAGATCTTTTCGTAATAGAGGAATATCTTAAAAAATACAGTGAATTTGCCCCTTAATTCTAAAACAGATATCTGGCATTCACAATCAACAGCCGTTAATTGCGATTAACCTTGAAATGCAAATAAGGATTAAGAGAAGGGTTCTTTGCGCTCATTCTTTTGTGAAATGAGGTGAAACATAATGGAAATTAAATCTTACAAAAAGAAAAATGCGACACTGCCTATAAGTTTAGGGTCTATGTCGGCAAAGAAAATGAAAAAAACAAGCGAGATTCTCGCAGAGTTTAGAACGATGAATCCTACTACTACTTATATCTTTGAAAATGAATTCGGAAAACCAATACCAGGGACACTGCCACGGAAATGGCTACAACAAATTGTCAAAGATTCGGACATGCGTCCAATCAGGATTCACGGATTCCGACACACACATTCCAGCCTATGTTTCGAAGCTGGAATGACACTCAAACAGGTCCAGTATAGACTCGGACACTCGGACCTAAAAACAACCATGAACATCTATACGCACATCACCAAAGAGGCTAAGGATGATATCGGTGAGAAATTCGCAAACTATATTGATTTTTAAACAAATAATATAAAAACAGACCCTTCCGAAAGAAAAGGGTCTGTTTTTGGGTCTGTTAGTTTCAAAAAGGTTTGGGAAAGAATAGAAAGTATAAAACAAAAAACGTTGTAAAAACAACGTTTTAGAAAGTTTTAGGAAACTTTAGAAAGTATATATGGAGCCGGTGGGAGTCGAACCCACGTCCAAACATCTGCCAGCATATTTGTCTACAACCATAGGTTATGTATTGCTTTAACAGCTCCTCGACACATAACTCAAGCCTAGGAACTGCGAGTCTATCAATCTCTTATCAAACTGCTAGACAAAGTT